TCAGGCAAGGGGCCGGGCGGACCGACCGCACCCTGATCGCCCTTTGGACCTTGAGGTCCGGGAACGGTGAGCGTGACTTCAACCGAAGTGCTGTCCCATTGCGGCTCCAGGCTTAGGCTGACTTCGGTGGTGGTGGTGATCGTTGTGCTCATTGACCGGCCTCCATTTACTGGCTCACATCGGGCACCACTGGCACGATGAATGTTTCAGTCGATCGCACCATCCCGCCGTCATGCACTTCGACATCGCAGTACAGATTGGCGGGTGCCGGGAATGTGGCCGACTGCGCCGGATCAACAAGCGAAAGGTAAAAACGGCCAGGGTTCACGGTCTGGTCAGGGTCAATCGCCGCCGACAGATTGGCAACCAAGCCTCCAACGCTGGTGCGCAATTGGGATCGAATGGTTTGGTTGGTCAATTGACTCGCCACACCGTTGATGCGGTAAACGCCAGACAAAGCGAAGGTATCGCCCCGCTTGAACGGGGGCGTTGTTTGTGAAGTCATCTCAATATCCTTGGACGTAGGCGTCCACCGTCCCAGCGGTTGCAGCGCCACTGGCGTTGAAACACTGGATCAGGGGACCTGAAGTTGATTTATCGACCACGCGGGCCGTGGTGGCAGAGCCACCGTCAGAATGCAAAGTAAGACTCACGATCACCACGTTTCGCCAGCCGGTGCCAATCGACAAACGCGAACCGCTCGTTGCAATCTGTACATCCGGCAGGCGAATCGTTTTATCCGGCACATCGATTTGCGCAACCACCGAGCCAATGAGGCCTTGCAAATTGCTCTGATCTACATCGATGCGGAACTGGTAGGTCGTTCCTGCGTCAGCCCAAGCCCGACCCGGAAATGGCACGTAGGCCACGTCCGATGACTTCTTCCAAGTGATCTTCCAGGCATAGCCACTGACGGTGGCAGCGATGGTGAGGCTACCGCTCTCGGTAAACGTGACGCTGCCAGTCCAGAAAATGGCCTGGTACTGGGGCACCAGAAACACGGCTGTGGTGTTGGTCCACAACTGCGCCGTGTCGTTGCTCCACATGCGCGATGAATCGGGTGCCACCACCGGCGTCGTATTGAGCGTGTAGCTTGCAAATACGTTCTCCACCGGCGCATCACCTAAGTTGCAAGCAATGGCTGTGACGTTCAGGCTCTCATTGCCGGTGGTATCGACCGCTTTGATCAGGATCTGACCAGCACCATAAGGAATGGTCACCAAATCCCATGGGGAGACAGCCAGCAGGCCGGTATGCAATTCCAGCGCGTCCGACCAGGAGCGACTGCCACCCGGCTGCCAGCGCACCCGATAACCGGCAAGATCGATATCTGAGACCGGCCCCCAAGTCAGGCGCTCGCCGTCCAGGCGTAGCCATGGAACATCTGACGGTGGCGCAGTCTTGCCCACTACCTGCACGGTTCCCTGGCTCCAGGCTCCGCGCACGCCGATCGAGTTGATCGCACGAATGCGCACGTTGTAACTGGCACTGTCTTGCACGGGCGACACCCAGGCCACGCCCAACTCGGCAGCCACGATATCCACCGGTGACCATCCCAGATCGGTTGTCGCTTTGGATTGAACTTCAACCTGCCCCTTTTGGGCGTAGACCTCGGTAGGTGCCGTCCAGCCCACGCGAATGCGGGAAATGACAGAGCCATCAGCCAGTCGCAGTAATTCAGATGTGCCAGAGGCCAGGGTGAGACCCGACACCGCAGGCACGCTGAACGGATCTGGCAAATTGGACTGAGCGATGACGGCGGCAGGCGACAGGACCGCTTGCGTGTAAACACTGGCGCTGTATTCACGGGCAACGACATAGACCTCGTCGTTGTCCTTGATCTCGATCTGCATGATCCGGAACAACTTGGCGGACCAACCCGGCGTTGAATGCGTGATCGGCACGACATCACCGACTTCGCAGCGCAAACCTTCCTGAAAAGCGGAGAACTTCACGACCAAACCGTAGCGGCTCTGATTCAGCGTCAATTGACCGATGTTTTGCGCGCGGTAGCTATTGGCCGTGAACGGCAAATCAATCTTGGCCTCCAGAATGAGGCCGTTATCGGTAGCACGCAAAGCTGTGGACTCGACCATCGCCAGATCAGGCTGCCACTTCTTGGCTGGGTTGTAGAACCCTGCGGTGACCCGGTTGTACTTGGCGCGTTTACCGGCCTGGCTGATGACCCAGGAGCCGGTAATGTTGCTCTCGGTGAACCCAAAGCTCGAGGCTGTGGTGGCAACGTCAAGCACCAACCGGTACTTGCCGCCGCTAAACACCAGCATGCCACGGCACGCGGTAAGCAGTGCGCGCACGTTGTCATACGCCGTCTGGTTAGTGTCGATCGTGCCGTCGCAGGCGTAGGCTGCATAGTTCACCTGGGCGAGCGTGTGCTGGCCAGAGCCTGCTGATGTCAGATCGATGGCCACACCTGCATAGGCATTGGCCAGCGTGGTGGCCAGTTGGTAGCTGGTGTCAGTGACCTTGATCGCGTAATAAGTCGTTCCCGCGACCAACGGACTGGGCACGGTGGCGGTGCTGCTCACCTTGACGCCGTCTCCGGTGTCGATCGGAATAGGCTGGGCGAATGTCAGCGCTTCGGTTGTGGTGCTGACTGTAAAAATGTCAGAGAAACTTGGAGCGGTGATCCTCACATCACAGGCGTTCGCGGCTGCTGCAATGCTCGTGTCATCGATCGCGCTGCTGGCGATGCCTCGCCCGTAGATCGTGTTGCTCAGGTAGTCCCGCAGGACGAGTGCTGGATTATTGGAATACCGGGTCTGTCCGTCTCGCGGGTCGAACAAAGTTCTGCCACGCACGTCGGCTGTGATTGTGGGCAGGCCGGAGAATGCGTTGCGGTCGTATTTGAGCTTGACGTACAGGTAGGCGCAGTTGGAAAGTTTGCAGGCGCTGGTCCACTTGGGCACATCAGCGGTTAGTGCTGCATCGGCTGCTTCACCGGGTGTACCCAGATGCTTGGTGACAGTGAGCAGCCCCGTGAACTTGGCGTCCGTAGAAAGCACATCGTCCAGATACACGTTGTCGATCGCTGTCACTGGCCCTTCTGAGAGAACCAGCACCAGATGCAGGTATTCGTTGCTGCTTCCGGAGACCTCAATGAACACCCGCGTGCCACCCACCCGTCGGCGACCGTAGATCACTGGGATGGGGTCGACATTGCTCTGGGAGTTGATCAGGATGCCTTGCGCCTGGGCCGAGGACAGCGCGGACTGGGCGCTTGATGGCGAGTTCGAACCGATCAGTGACTGCACCGCCAGGTTGGCAACACCCCCGGCGACCAGGCCTGTAGCACCGCCGATGAAACTGGCGGTGGCAAGCGATGCGCCAAGAACGTCAGCCGCTGCAGCCGTAATGCCAGACTCAATGACCATGCCAAGTACGGCATCGGCCACCACCGCACCAACGGCCTCAGACACCACCGATCCAACGATGGCTCCAATGACGATGCCTGCCATTACGCGACTTCCCTGCGGCGAACTACCTTGGCGTACATGCGTTCAACGTCCTGGTAGCCCAGGTGTTCGAGCAGGCGACCGAAGTCTTTGGTCTGTTTGACGTGGTAATAAATCTTTTGCACGCCCTGGGCTTTGAGGCCCATCTCGGCAAAGCGCAGCAGCTTCAGAACGACACGCCCGGCCCGTACCTCGGGCACGGCATACACGGCGCTGTTGGCGGCGACCAGTGCGTCCTGGTAATGGATGTGGGTCTGCACGATGAATGCGGCGTAGCCCACAATCACACCATTGCGTTTGGCGATGAAGGTGGCAAGTTTCCCGGCTGCATCGAGTTCGCCGTAGCGAGCCCAGTCGACGTTCAGACGATCGAGATCCTTCTGGCCGACTTCCTCGTACTCGCGTTCGGCCAATGTTTGAAGTTCTCTCGTAGCCATGCCGATGGGGATGCGCGCATACGTGTAGCTCAAAGAGACCCCCACTTGATTTCACGGTTGATATTGGTCACGAACTGAAATCCCCGGTCGCCCGGAAACCAGATCTGTTCTTCCGGGTCGTTGGTGTGTCTGCCCGGCGTGCGTTGGAAATCCACCCATTGCGAGCTGGCAGTCACGGCGATCGTGCAGGTGCCGTTGTTCGGGTCGTCGGAAATTTCCATGCTGTCAATCCGACCATCGAACACCAGCAAGGGGTTGCTGATGATGGCCAGGCGGTAATCCAGAAAACCCTTGTAGATGGCGATGCGCCGGTCGATATAAGGCTTGGACAGTGCAATCGAAATCCAGGTCTGGTCCACTGCCGAGACTTGCACCGTGACATTGGGGATGCTCATGTCACTGGTCTCTGACAGACCG